GAAGCCGCGTCAGAGAACTCAAGCCCGTTCGAGGCGATGAGTCGCTTCTCTTTCAGTCCGGATAGCCCACCGTTCAGTGGAAGCATGACTACCCGTCGCATCAGCGGCTGTTGAATCATTATTGGTAGGTCGTGATGTTGAGTTCTGCGCTTGCCGCCTCTTCGATGAAGCGGATCTTGGCGATGTCGCCGACGTACCAAATGGATTCGCCAGCATGAAGTCGCATACCTACTGTGGTCGTGGGGTCAGTGCCGTCGTCTCGCCAGCGGACATTCTGGTCCAGGCACTGAATCAAAGCGACACGCCCGTTCCCGCCCGCGATGCTCTGCGCTGAAGAAAGGCTCGTAATCTGGAAGTAGCCTTGCGGTTCGAGTTTGTCGTCGGCAACGTACGTTGTCATGTGTGTCTCCGAAGAAAGAAGACCGGGGGGCGGCTATGACACCGCCCCCCGGTGTCTATGAAGAACCGACTCCGAAGAGCCGGGGGTGCTTATGCAAGCACAACGCATCCCAGGTTCTCGTCGAGAACCTTGACGCCGCACAGCATATCCAAGGTCACCACGGTGCCCTGCGAGGAAATGTTGTACTGCATCGCGACTCGCATGGCGAGGTTGTTGTAGCTACCAACGGCAGCCGAAACGCCGTGGGCGCTTGCGGGCAATGCCAGAGGTCGGCTCACCAACGCGATGGCGTCACGATGGAACGCCAAGCACATGCTGCCGTGAGGACCGGGGAAGACGGCGTCGTTGTTCGCGAACGCTGTTTCCAGCGGGCGATCAAGCCAGACATACACGCAAGTCGTGTTCACGGACTCGACTTCGATGACCGTGTAGGTCTTGCGCGACGCGCCAGTGCCGTGAGCCAGCAACTGACCGACGACCAACGTCTTGTTGGCTGTCATGCCGTCGATTCGGATCTTCTTGTCGTAGCCAGCGGCATACGCGGTGATGCTGGAGTTCGCGGTCGTGTGACCAGCGAGATCCACAGCGGCGGCGTTGAACGCATACCCAACCGCATTCGCGGCCACGGCGTTCTTATAGGCGCTTACCAGCGTCACGCCAGTCGTCGAACCCGAACCGGTGTGGGCCGAGATGACTTGCGGCTGTTGATCGCCAGTGAACCAAACGAACTCACCATTGGTGACTTCCGTAGCGGACGTGCAAGCCTTGTTGCCCGTGTCGCCAGCGGACGCGCCAGCAGTGTGGTTCAACGTGTTGAGGTCGGCGCCCGACAGAGCGGCGTACGGCACGTTCTGGTCCATGTAAGTGTCGAAGCCCAGGATGCGGCCCAAGCGAGCCTCTTCCAGAGCCGTGCCACCATCGCCACGCTCGTTGGCTTTGATGAACAACTCGGTCTGCAACATGCTGGTTTCAGCGTAGGGGCTGACGACCAAGTTGCGACCGTTCGGGTACGCCTTGTTGACGTTCATCACTTCGCGAGCGTCAAGGATGTCGTCCTTGGCAGTCGAGGAAGTCATGCCAGCCAGCTTGCCAGCCTTGTTGTCCAGGAACTCGTGGACTTGGCCGATCAGGACACGATCCACCGTGCGAGCCATCTGCATCGCGGCGGGATCCATGTAGTAGCTGATCAGTTCCTTGAAGGACAACGAAGCCTCTTCGTCCTTGATCGTGAAGCTGACGTAAATGTGCTGGTTCAGGGGAACCTGCACGTTCGTGGACTGAGCGTCTTGGTTCTCGACCGAGTCGCTCTGGGCCTTACGCCGAGTGTTGAACTCGCTCGGTCGGCGGGTGTTGACAACGTCGCCATAGCTGGCAACCAACGGCGAGAAGTCACGGTGGACCAAGTTGGCCATAACCATGTTCTCTTCGAGGATCGCGAGAGACTCATTCGCCCACAGTTCGGGAATCAGAGCGTCGTTGTCGTTTGCGTAGCAGAGAGGGAATAAGTTCATTTTGAACTCCATGAAGGTTTGAGTTAGTTTGGTTAAAAACCGACTCCCAGTATTCGAGTCACTGGTAACTCGTCAAAACCCGGTCTTCCCGGTAGGCTCACTGCTTAGAGGCGCGGACAACTAAGCTGAGCGGCTGAATCGCCTATTTACGCCGATTCGGCGGGAGTCCCAATCGCTCAGGATTCTCACGTCGGATCTTGCGATATTGCTCTGGAGTCAGATTGGAAACGTCAAGGTCGCCAGTCTGTCCTGCAATGTTCTCACCGCCGATGCCGCTGACCACACCGCTGTTGAAGAGATTGCGTGACCGCTTCAACTCTTTCATGCGATTGACGGCTTCCTGCGGAGTTCGGAGAGTCTCGATGGGATCACCGGTCTTCTCGTCAACGTCTTGGAAGTTGATCATCACCTTGAACCGCCCTTCCTCTTCTTTGAGTTCGGTGTTCGGCATGAGCAACTGAACGATTTGGGAAGGCTCGTACGCGTCGCCAGCGGCAGCGGCGTCAAGCAGTTCGCGTTGAACCGTCGATTGCTTGAACATGCCCTCCCACTTCTCAGCGGCGGCCCTCGTCTCTTCCAACTCGTTCTTGTACTTGGCTTCTGCGTTCTCGCGATCCACTTCGGCCTGTGTCTCTTTCGTGCGAAGCTGCTTGCGCAGATCTTCGGCTTCCTTCGCCAGCTTCTCTCGGTCTTGCTCGCTCAGGTTCTTGTCCTCGGCCAGTTGCGTAAGGCTTGCTTCAAGCTTCTCAAACTTCGCTTGATGCTGTCGCTTCTCATTGGCCAGGATCTTGTTGACCTTCTCCTGTTGTTCGGGGGTAAATGCCAAAGGGTCGCCGCCGCCAGTTGACCCACCGTCGCCTGTGCCGGGATCTTGGCCTTCGCCTTCGCCTTCGTAACACAACACAAAACGACATTCTGGATACAGTTTCATACCTAACCTTTCGTTAGTCAGCCCTACTGAGTCTAATGAGTTTCCCGTCTGTCAAGTATGGCAGTAGCCATTGCCACACGCGGGAAGTCGGAATCCCGTACACTAGGTATTCCGCCATTGCACTGCTGTTGTCGTAGGTGGTACGAACAGCAGAGTATGATTGCCGGATGATATTCATGCGCTCGGCAGCATCTTCCGGGTCGAATCCTTCGATCAAAGCCAGGGCGATCTCATAACACGCCCATTCAATCTCGGACGGGACTGTAGTGTCCTGCCCACGAGGAAATTCAAGTGCCTGGGTCGCGTCGGCGGTGATCATCTCATTGCGAGATGGAGCTTTGGTGCCGGTGAGCTTCTTGTAGCACTCATTGGTCGAATCATATTCATACATGATTGACCACAAGGCGTGCTTGACGCCTTTGTAGTTGAGGTTGTCAATCAGGCGGGTTGCTTCCTGCAATGCCTTCGGGCGGTCAGTGGTGGCAGAGTCATTCCACGAATCAGAGTGAAGCCGTTGCTCGAAGTATTCGTTGGCGCCAGTCAGTGTCCCGTAGTACGAATATGCCATTACTTCTCGCCCTTCTTGATTTTCTTGCCGTCACCACGAACAGGCTTCTTCTTCGAGTCGCTCATTGTGGTGTCGCGTTGTTCTTTCTTTTCCTTCTTCCCTGATTGACGGTCAGTGTCCAGGTCTGGGTTGCCGCGCGCGGCTTGATTCTCAGGGAGATCGTCTTCGATTTCCTTCGGCTCGGTCGGATCCGGCACGAGCCCCTTCTTGATCATCTTTTCCTGTTGCTCCAAGTCCATTTCCATCTCTGCCCGCTTTTGTTCGAGGGCTACTTCGGACTGAACTTCGGCGATACGCTTCGCGCGGTCTTTGTGATCTTCGCGAGCTACCAAGTATTCGTCGTCATCGAAGCCGAGCGCCTGGGAAGCGACTTGCTCGCCGCACAGACCCTCTTCAGCCGCCCGCATGATGATGTCGGGGTCAGAAGTGGCATACTCAGCGTCATCGATCTCTTGGAAGATCTGGTCGATTCGCTCGCTGTTGATCTTACCAGACAGCAGCACCGTGACGATGTTCTTGGACAGTTCCTTCTTGACCGTTCGACCGGGCACAGAGTACATCAGCGTCGAAAGCTCTTGGGCTTCCTTGATGCGGTCTTCGTCGTTCTTCAACGAGTAGCGGTCAGGGTATTTGACCGTCGCGACCTTTCGCTTGCTTTCGTCCTTGTTCTCGTACGCTGCCCAATGCTCGGCGATCTGCCGCTCGGCACTCTCCATAACCAAACCAATGTAAGATAACCCAGCCTCTAAGCCCTGGTCCGACAGCTTCATGGCTTCTGCTGAAATCGCACGCTGGCCCATCTTGTTCTGCACAGCGAGGTTGATCAGCTTCCGAATGTCGTCCTCAAGCTTCTCTTGAAGCTTCATGGACGCCATGAGCGGTTCTGGACTGGGGTGAATGAAACTGGGCGCGTCGGCTTTGAGATCGTATTTACGTCCATGAGTGACGCCTACACGAGCCTCTTCGCCGGGCTTACTGTTGTCAGATGTTACGGTGGTGCCGTCATCAGCCACTGTCTTCTTCAAGTGGCCGCCGACTGCCCTCATGTCTTGCTGCTCAACCATG